TCATCGTTCATGACGCTTGGAAATTTCTCCTTTCAGCAAAATCAGCTGATCCCGCAGTTCGGCTGCCAGCTCGAAGTCCAGCTGCTTGGCCGCTGCTTTCATCTTCTTTTCTAGGTCTTTCGCCTGTTTCTCCAGGGCTTTGGTGCTGGCCTTGCTCAGGCCGCCCTTCCCATAGTTTTCGGCGCTGGTGTCGTCTTCGGCAATCTTGGTGAGCTTGATCAGGTCCACCACTTTTTTCTGAATGGTCTTGGGCACAATGCCGTGGGCCTCATTGTACGCTTCCTGCTTGGCCTGCCGGCGGTTGGTTTCCTCAATGGCTCGCTCCATGGAGCCGGTTATATTGTCGGCGTACATAATAACCCGGCCGTGTGCATTTCTGGCCGCCCGGCCAATGGTCTGGATCATGGCCGTATCGCTGCGCAGGAAGCCTTCCTTGTCGGCGTCCAAAATGGCCACCAGGGATACTTCCGGCATATCCAGCCCTTCCCGGAGCAGGTTGATGCCCACCAGGACGTCAAACTTCCCGGCCCGCAGGTCGTGGATGATTTCCGCCCGTTCGATGGTCACAATATCCGAATGGAGGTAACGGACCCGGACCCCGGAAGAAGCCAGGTATTCCGTCAGGTCTTCCGCCATCTTTTTGGTCAGGGTGGTGACCAGCACCCGTTCTCCCTGGGCCGAAACCTTATGGATTTCGCTGAGCAGGTCGTCAATCTGGCCGGCAATGGGGCGTACCTCAATTTTCGGGTCCAAAAGGCCCGTAGGCCGGATAATCTGTTCCACCACCTTGTCGGTGGTTTCCATTTCGTAGGCTGCCGGGGTAGCGGATACGTAGATAATCTGTCCCCTCTGGGCCTGGAACTCGTCAAAGGTCAGGGGCCGGTTGTCCAGGGCGGAGGGCAGCCGGAAGCCGTACTTCACCAGCTGCTCCTTCCGGGCCCGGTCCCCGGCGTACATGGCCCGGAGCTGGGGCAGGGTCACGTGGCTTTCGTCCACCACCGTGAGAAAGTCCTCCGGGAAATAGTTCACCAGGGTAAAGGGCGGTTCCCCGGGAGCCCGGCCCGTCAGATGCCGGGAATAGTTTTCGATGCCGCTGCAATAGCCCAGTTCTTCCATCATTTCCAGGTCGTAGTTGGTGCGCTGCTCCAGGCGTTCTGCCTCCAGGAGCTTTCCCTGGTCCTTGAGCACGGCCAGGCGGTCGTTCAATTCCTTGCGGATATCCTTCCTGGCCCGTTCCATATTTTCGTCGCTGGTCACATAGTGGCTGGCCGGGAAAATGGCCACGTGGGACCGCTTGTCCAGCACGGCGCCGGTGAGCACATCGATTTCCATAATGCTGTCCACTTCGTCCCCAAACAGCTCAATGCGGATACCTTTTTCCCCGTAGCTGGAGGGGATTACTTCAATCACGTCCCCCCGGACCCGGAAGTTGCCCCGCTCCAGCACCAGGTCGTTGCGGGTATAGCGGATTTTCACCAGCTTTTCCAGGATGGCGTCCCGGTCCACGGTCTGCCCTACCCTGAGGGACAGTACGCTGTCGTAGTAGTCCTTGGGCGCGCCCAAGCCGTAGATGCAGGAGACGGAGGCCACCACAATCACGTCCCGGCGTTCAAACAGGGCGGAGGTAGCCGAGTGGCGCAGCTTATCGATTTCATCATTAATGGAAGAATCCTTTTCAATATACGTGTCCGTGGCCGGCAGGTAAGCTTCCGGCTGGTAAAAATCGTAATAGGATACGAAGTATTCCACGGCGTTATTGGGAAAGAATTCCTTGAACTCGCTGCACAGCTGGGCTGCCAGCGTTTTGTTGTGGGCGATGACCAGGGTGGGTTTCTGGACCTTCTGGATCACCTGGGCAATGGTGTAGGTTTTGCCCGTACCCGTAGCTCCCAGGAGGACCTGGGTATGCAGACCTTCCTTGACCCCTTCGGCCAGTTCTTCGATGGCTTCCGGCTGGTCGCCTGCCGGAGCGAAGGGTGCCTTTATCTGAAATTCCATAATGATTCTCCTTATATATTGCAATACTTTATTTTATCATAACAAAAAGGCCAGCACCAATAGTTTATATAAACATCGGTGCAAGCCCGTTTCCTTCAATATTTTACGGTCAGCATTTTAAATAAAACCAATACTTCCGTTTTATTTTTCTGCCGTTTTTCTGCCGCCCATGCTTTCCAGCTTCTCGATTATGAGAGCCGCCGCCCATTCGGGTGGCTTGCGTATCCCCATTTCCCACTTCTCAATGGTGCTTTTTGGGATTTTCAGTAAATCAGACATTTTTTGCTGAGATAGCCCGGCGGCTTGCCGGGCCTCTTTGATGGTAGTCATATCAGTGCGCCTCCTCGACGTGGCGGAAGACCTCCTTACCGTCCTCCAGGATGATAAGAGCCACTGTATGTTTAGCGCCAAATTTCTTGTTCAGCTCATCCTTGGTAGGCTCGGCCGCTTTTACTTGTGCGGCCATCCACGGGTCTGGGTCCAGGATGGCTGTAGGCGGGACTGGGACGGTTTTAAAGGCGTCCTCCTCACCATTATCCGCATTTATAAAGCTGACAACGCACTTTAGGATTTTGGCCTCTTGGGCTAGCGCCCAATCTCCGTGCATGCTGGCAGCGTGTGCGTCCAGGTGGTCGATCCACCACCGGGCTGACGTCTCTTTTTTGAGCTCCGCCAGCCATCTAGCGGTGTCAGGCCAGTCCGGGTGCGTCTCGATGAAGCGAGTGGCCTCCGCTAAGATCCGGTTGCGGATGCCGTTTGCCCAGGCGATCTGCTTGGGGCTCCCAGTCAAATCCGGCAGGCCTGCCTCTTTAGCCTGGGCGGCTTGGGCGGCATCCCAGCAGGCCCGGCAGTCGATGCTTTCCAGGTATGCGATCTTGCGCTCTCTATCAGAGTGCTTACCAAAAAGGTTGACCTCCTCGGTGTGGCCGCAAGCGTGGGTGATCGTGTACTTTGCCATGGCATTGCGCTCCTTTCAAGTGGTGGCGGGGCCGAATGCCCCGCCCAGATCATTAAAACCAGGTGTCTGCGATAGCATTGAGGCTATCTGCAATCCAGTCTTGATAGGTCGAGTAAGTGATCGGGTCAACGCTCTCGTAAGGGGGCAGGTCTACGCCGTTGAGCGGGCTCAGCATCCAGTTGCTCCAGCTGGGGTCGTCCACTTTGTCTACCAGCTCAGGAGCTGCATCCTTGAGGTAGCTGACTACGTCGTTCCTGGTGTAGGTGATGGCCAGGACCATTACCTTCCCTCTGAGGTCATAGGTGGTTGCTGCCAGGCTCACGTTTTTGTCGTGGTCTACGACGATGTACTGGGGTTCTCCGATATTCAGGATGCTGGCTTCGATGGCCTTATCCAGGACGTTGTCAAGATTCTGTTCGCCAAACAGGGCTTTTGCTTTTTCGTTCAGGCTTTCGTTGATTTTCATATCGATCTCTCCTTTTCTGTAGGTGGGGCTTTCTTTTTTATCCCCTCTCCTCTCTTCTTGGCTATATTATACCTCCCAATGGGATACATTGCAAGCGATGAATAGAAAAATATTGAAAATATTTTGCTCCCGAAATCAGCTTCGGGCACAAATCACCATTCCGCCAGGGTGTATGTCAGCGAAGCGGCTTCCACCTTTCTCCCGGATCTGGTATATACCATCCCTTCCCACTTCCCTGCCTGGAACCCCACACCGCCATACACCTTTCCGTCAGCAGTCAGAACCCCGGCCTTGATTTTATGCTCTTTCCGAAGATTGATTTTATAAACGTCCACCTTCTGCTTTTCGGTGTTCGCAGTGACCACGGTCCTGTCGGTTTTCCCGGTCGCTTCTTCCGGCAGGGCAGGGGAACCCTTTTTGATTTCCTGGGCTACCTTTTCCGCTCCCGTCTGTACGTCCGGAGCCTGCACATAGTAGGTAACAGTCGGAGGCGTATCAGAGGACTGTACATGGTAAACTTCTCTGGTGACTTCCCTGGCCGTCTGATCAGATACGCCCAGTTCCTTTTTTACAGCTCCCGGGTCTGTGGTCTGGCGGTACTCCATCACTTTTGGCTGTTCTTTTTGCTCCTGTCTACAGCCGTAAATCGCACAGCACATGGTCACCAGGGCAAAAGCTCCAACTCCTGCCGCAATGGCTTTCCATTTTTGTTGCTCGTCCATATTTCACCTCGCATATTCGCTTTTAAACGGTTTTTTCAAACTTCGCATATAAGTAATAGCATATGCAGAAAAAGCGGCGTACAAGGCCACTGTGGACCTTATACGCCGTATCTTCAGCCTTTAATCCCAAACAGGGCCTTGTCATACATATTATCGCCATCAATTCCGTATCCGTTGTAGTTGTCCGTGTACTGCCACACATAACCGGAAATATCATCCCCTGGCCCCCACTCAGCGTTCCAGATGGGGCACCCCAGGGACTGCCAGTCAATGACTGTGGTCAGCCAGTCGTAAGATGCATACACACCCCAGTTCAGGCCGATGTTCTTGCCGAAAGCCTTACACATAGCAGTGACCAACGCCGGGTCTTTTTCGAAGCCGTTGTCTTTCTTCCAATGGTCAGCATCTTCCATGTCATAAAAAACGGGCAGTTCCAGCAGGACACCAGATTCTTCAATCGCCGCCCGGCAATTCTTGGCGTTTTCCACGGCATCATCCACGGTTAAGCTGTAGTCGTAGTGATACGCTCCAACGAGCATCCCATGGGCATGAGCCTGGGCCACGTTTTCCCGGAACTTCTCGTCCCGGCCATGCTTCCCGTATGAGCTGCGCACGTAGCAGAAACGAACGCCCTGGGCTTGCAGATCATCCCACGGGATATTCTCGTTATTCTCAGATACGTCGATTCCTTTAATCATTTTCCATTCACCTCTTTTTGAAAGTCTTTCTTCGGCTCCTCTTGCCAGGGATCCGGAATCCCATCCCCATCATCATCTACAAGGGATTTTCCAATAAATCCGATGGCCGCTATGAAGGATACCCCCGTTAGCGTCTGTATCAGCTGGTTTAAGGCTGGCAGGTCTACTCTGCCCTGGAAAGCCCATAGCCATACCCAGCCGGACAGATACAAGATGATACTGCCGATGATCAACAGCATCAGTATGATCACCAGGGCACGGGGCAGGCCCCGGACCTTCATGCGGCCAACCGAGCCCAGAAGATTCAGCAGTACACCTTGCAGCTTCTTCACTTTCGAACTTCTTCCGGCATCTTCAGCACCTCTTCATGCTTCGCATTCATGATGCCGTTGTCCGCCAGCCGTTCGTAAACCTCGTACATCTCTTCGAAAACCTGCTTTTCGTCAACTGTCGGCGGCGTCCGTTGGAACCGCACATACATATCGTTGAGGGAAGTCCGCAGAATCAGCTGCATTCCCTTTCTGACAGCTCTCAGCCCGGTAACATAGGCAACTACATACCCCACCAGCCCGCCTACGGCCAGGCTTACGGCAGTGCTCAGCCCTTCGATGACAATATCATTCACTTTTTGGTATCCTCCTTATAGTAACTTGAAAGGTGTGATTTTATGAAACTCCCGAACGGCTTCGGCACCTGCTATAAGCTCAACGGTAATCGCCGCCGCCCCTGGGTCGTTAAAAAGACCATCAACGGCCATCAAAAAACGCTAGGGTACTTTTCTACCTATGTGGAAGGTCTGAGCCATCTCTTTGCCGTCAATAAAACCGACACCATGCAAGCGGAAATCCCTTTTTCTTCCATCTACGAAAGATGGAAGAAAGAACATTTTCCGGGCCTGTCCGTGTCCTCGCAGAAAGCCTATGAGATTTGTTTTCGCCATCTCTCTACCCTCCATTCTCGGCCTTTCTCCTCTCTCCGGTACAGAGATTTGCAAGCGGCCATTGATGATGTGAAAAAGATTGCTGGTTATGCCACACAAAAGAAAGTCAAAGGGCTGTTGGAACAGCTCTATGACTATGCCATCAGATACGACATAGTAACCACGGACTATGCCAGCCGTCTTTCCATCGACCCGCACATCCCGGTGCACAAGAAAAAGCCCTTCACCGTCCGGGAACGGAATCGGCTATGGGCTAATCTCGAAACGCCATTTGCAGTTGATGTACTGATTCTGATTTATACCGGACTCCGATGCGGTGAATATCTCAGCATCAAGGCATCCGATGTAAAAATCCGCCAGCGATGCCTTGTCATTCGAAAAAGCAAAACCAGGGCGGGCATCCGGCAGGTCCCGGTCAGTAAAAAGATATGGCCGTTTGTCCTGGCCAGAATCCAGGCATCGCCCTGGCTCTGTTCCTGCCGTTCTTACGACTCTTTCCGCCGTCAGTGGGACAAAGCCATGAAAGCATTATCCATGCACCACACGCCCCATGAAGCACGGCATACAGCCGCATCAATGCTCGATTCGGCAGGTATCAACGACACCGCTGTCAAAATGATTCTCGGCCACGCTAGAAAAGGGGTGACGAAAGCCGTCTACACGCACAAAACCTTGTCCGAACTTCGAAAAGCAGTGGATATTTTGTGAGTAACCAGGGCTTTTTTGTTTTGTAGCTATCCCATGTATAGCGGCATCATAAGCCGCTGTGGAAGGTGTTTTACTTGTGCTTAACGTGGGCACTTTGCGGTTTGTCTATGCCCGTAAATTGCCATAGATTTGCCATTGTTTTTCCCTGATAGGTATCCACCGATGAGTTGCCACCCCATGCTCATGAAAGCCCTGACAACGCGGCAGGCTATTTCACTGGATGGGGGAAGAAAAGTGGTGATGGATGGGTTACTCAATCTGCACAAAGGACAGACGGAGATAATTGGCTCACGAAAAGCACTGGTGGAGGTCAAGCTCACAACACCCTGCCCCCATCCATCGCCTGTTATGGCTGGCACAGGACCGCTTAGGCCGTGCGTTTCCAGCAGTATGCCGCTGTAGATGGCTGGAGGTTGTTATGGGCCGCATTGCCGCCCGTCCCGTCAGTAGTACCGGCAGGGTCTCCCTTCCCGTTTTGAGGAGATGTAGCAAGGGTTCCTGCATCCTCATGCCATTCCCCGCTCACCTTGAAAGCTCCTTGCGTATAGGCCTCCCATTTTCCATTCCTGTACACCTTCGGGGTGCCGCTTTGTACGGTGTTCCACGTTCTTACAAGGTGCCCATGTGATGCCATTTCATCGGTGGTGAGCTGGTGCTTCCGTTCGCCGTATTTTTGACCTGCTGTATAGGTGTAGCTGCCGAAATCATCGCTCCCAGACCCCTGAGCAATCAGTGTGTAACCAGGGGGAAGGGCTTCCCAAGTCCCACCAAAAAGCGTTGCCGGGCTGGTGCTGTCGTTGCTCCAGTAGTAGGACCCAACGGGGTGGGCGTCCAGTTTGGCTTGTTTGTAGATTTCATCTTTCGCAGTCTTTATGGCATCAGCAACAATCGCCTGTACCCATGCCGTAGACGGAACGTGACTGTCATTTGCCCCTGCATCTGGGCTGGCCACATACATGGCCCCCCACTTCTTGTCCGTAGTCCCGATGGAACCTTCCCCGTCCACGTTGGGGACATAAGCCCGTGTGGTCATTCAGCCACCCCCTTTCCATTGCTCTCGTTGGTGTCAGCTTCCGTAGTGTTCTCCGCTTCTTTAGGCAGCACGTAGGCAATGCAATCCTGGTTCACGCATTTCCCTTCTGCGTCCAGCTTCCGGGCACAGTACGGGCATCTTTTCGGGAGTTTGAATCTCATTTCAACGCCTCCATTTCTGCTTTATAGGCTTCTTGCAAGTCAACGAAATCCTGTTTGATGCTTTCCTGGGCTTCCGTATCGCCCCTCAGAGTAGCGATGTTGTACGCATTGGATAATTCCTCCACCCCACTGTTATAGTCGGCTGTGAGGGCCGTTTTCTTCTCTTCCACGGTCGGCTCGGCAGGGGGAGCGTATTCCCTTTTGGCTTTTGCATCCAGGTAGTCCTGTAGCTTTGCAATATACCCTTCGTAGGTGTCGTTGGGGTAGTTGTAAAAAAGACTATCCACAACACAGCATTTTTGGCTTTCGTCATACAAGACCATGCCGGGAAGATTATCCACCCCGGAGTCGGTCTTGAAATTATCCAGGGAATCGATATAGACCTTTGAACCCTGGATGATTGTCACTTGTTCGTTCAAGATTTGAAAGACTTTCATTTTTCCTCCTTCTTCACTGTTGATGAAATGCCTAGCCACAGACACAGCTTTGCCTTTGGCACAACCAATCTTTCTTTCAGCTTTTCTATTCGTTCCCAATCGAAAGATGCCGCCAACGTGCTTGCTGGAACTAATACCACCGTCACCAGAAGGGAACATAACAGCGGAAACGCCGTAGAGCTGTCTTCTGCCGGTTCATGGTATCGTGATGAATTGTCTTTTAGCAAAAACATCACGCCCAGCGCAACTCTTGGTAGCACCGGTGGGAACGGCCTGCATGAGAACCGTCAGCCCTACACGGTGGTCAACTTCTGGCGTAGAACCGCATAATCAAGCCGTGCGCCGCCAAAAATTCACGACGGTATAAGGCTGTCTGTTTTCGTGGCTCCCATTCCCGCCAGTTGAAGAGATTGTGATTGTATGAGAGTGACTGCCCGCATAGCTTGTTGTCCCCGTTGAAGCATGACCGGAATTCGCACCTTTCTTCCCGTTGTCCGGGCTTCCGTCAGCAGCAAGGTAGAATGTGTGATTATGATTTCCATCCGTTGAGCAGGATGCGGAGTGACTGTGACTGGGCATTTCATCAACAGAGAGTTGGTGCTTGACCTCGCCGCCGGTATCTCCTAAGGCGTAGGTGTATTTCGTCCCGTTCTCCCAGTAGTCACCAGCCCCTACTGCGACCTGGCCTTTTTGCGTCATAATCCAGGTAGTGCCAGGGAACACGGTGTTCGGGTCAGTGCTGTTTTCGAATTCGACGACGATGCCGACAGGGTAAATCAGGTCGTACAGCTCCAACGGGCTGTGCCCAGCCCTCTCCCATCCTCCGGTAGCGGAAAGAAACTTTTTCCCGTCCCCGGCTTTGGGGGCAGGTACAAACCCCCGCACCCCGGAAGAAGCATCAGAGCAGCCTTTGAAATCGCTGTGGGCTTCTGGGTCGGTGAGATGATATTCGAAATCTTCTTCTCGAGCGTATACGTCGCTCGTGATTTCCACCCCAACAGACGACGCATTGCCTACGGACGTATAAATGGCAAACTCCTGCACATCCATTTTGTACGTCTTATCTGGAATCCATTCGCCATGAATGGCGTCAATCGCATAAGCGTACCCATAAAAGGTTACTTCTCCTTTATAGTCTCCCCAGCCGGTATCAGTGTAAGATTCGCTAGAGACCTTTGCGTACACACCAATTTCCGTAGCAGAAAACCCACCGCCCTCTGCGATTCCGCTATTGGAGTATGCAAAATAAAGCACTGTACGCGCTTCGGACGCATCCGCATTAACCACCTCAGCTGTTTTCGTAATTGACGCGTCCAGCTTCTTACTGATCAAATCGGTTCTTGTGGAACCATCGCTGATTCCATCCCCGATTTCAATTTTCGTAAACACCAGAGGCTTCCCCATGGTTGCAGAAAGCTCAATCAGGTGCATCCCTGCTTCCCCGACGTTAACATTACTAAATTCGCTCATTGATTCACCTCATTCCTTTTGTCGGATATTCCCGTCAGAATCGATATAAAACAGGTCGTCCGAATCCCCGATTTGAGAAGTTGGGGACGGGCTGACTTCCTGCTCGTTGCGGGCCATCACCGCTGACGGCTTCAACCCATTCAAAGTTATTTCAATGTTTCCGCTGGAGTCTACTTCATGAATTCCCCGGGCCACATTGAAACTAATTGATTTTCTGTTGATCTTGTCTCCAGCTAGTCTGCCCACTTCTGTGCTGCAGTGTTTTCTCACGATTGATCCGGCATACATAGGATTCGCAATAGGTACAATTCTAGCTGCCTGGATAATCATATTTGCAGGAATAATCAGCCTTGCATATCTTCGTACTTCATTGATTCTTTCAGACATATCAGTGTCAAGATTAAGGATAACCGTGTAACTGTTTGGATCCACGCTTAGGGTTACAGCACCTTGGTGATACATTCCAGCAATCAATTTCTCGAAAGATTTTTCGGTATATGGCCTTGTTCCATTGACGGTTAAAAAGATAGCTGCTTGCCGATCAAAAATAGTCGCATTTTGGGGCGGATAAATTCCGAGCATGCTTTCCCACCTTTCTACGCCGGCAATGTCGGTGTTAAAGATGAAAGTATTCGCGAACCATCTCCAAAGCTGATCATACAAAGTTTGAAATTCGACATTTTCAGCTTGGCATATGGCTTTCATTTCTTTAGCATTCTGAAGCACCCAGGGCAGGTATTTTTCCAGCGTTACCTTACGAGTAATTTTTTTCATTAGGCTCCCCCACTGATATCAGTCACCGTCCCAAGAGTAGCCAGGGCATTATCTGCCAGTTCCGCGTTCTCCTCAGTCCCGTTCAGAGTGGTGTGACTAATATCGGCCACATACGGACGGGCCAGAAAACGGCTTTCCAGCTGACTGATACGGATAACAATGCCCCGATTTTCGTACCGGCTTGTAGTCACCACTTCGGTGTCCTGCCACCCCTTGTTCAGCTCGTCAAAATATGCCTGGATGGTTGCTGTAATATCTGCAAGGCAGGTGGAAAAGGTATCTGTGCCCAGAAATTTAATGTTTAGCCCGATGTTGACTGCACTCTGGGCGGCGGCTTCCACAGTTACACGATGCCCGATGGGGGCAATACCCACACCCTGCTGGTGATACGGGACCGGGTCCAGGGCTTCCTGTACCTCGCTTACGAATTCTGGCTCCGGAGGTTTGTGTTCGCTGGTCATGAACACAACTTTCACCGTTCCTCCGCCGTCCCACACCGGGTAGACCTTAACTCCACCCACCCCTTTGATGGCGTTCACCTTTTCTTGGTAGTCAGCGATGTTCCCACCGTATGCTTGGGTTTGGAAGCTTTCCAGATACCTTTTTCGAAAGGCTTCTGTCTCTTCTTCATCTTCACCAGGCACGATAACATTCACGATTTTTGCGGATTCCAATCCAGCCACATAGTCAATTGGGATTGCCCTGCCGCTGACCTTGTTCCCTGCAGTACCGGATTTTTCACATTGGGCCATATACTGATTGCCCCCGGCAGTCAGCCTTTTGGTGACGACATAATTCAGCTCGTCAACGGAATAGCGGCTCCCAATGGGGAGTACAGCCGTGGCCGGGGTGGCCTCAATAGTCACATAGGCATAAGTCGCTTCGTAAGGTTCCAGGCCCCGCTCTTTGGCTCTCTCAATCAGATGTTCACGGTCGGCAGTATCCCCGAACGTATTGGTCATGAAGTAATCCAGGGCCGCATACATCAGCATAAATTCAATAGCTGCCGGTTTAGTGGCATCAAAGGCGATGGAACCTTCTCGTTTATCAATCTCTTTAGACATAACCGAAAGCATTCGCTTTTCAATCACGTCCTCGGTTTGTCCCTCATACATTGGCGATTCTCACCTCTTTCTGGGCTTGCAGATTTCCGTAGATGGTAATCACGGTGAACTTTGCCAGGACGCTTCCGCCCTTGTCGTAGCTAAGATCAAAGTTAGTCACGTCGGTGATTCGGTCGTCCTGGGTCAGTGCTTCCTTAATCCTTCTAGGGATTTCTGGCAGTACAAAAGGGATGGGCTTGCCGAAAAGCTCGGCCAGCTCCACCCCATAATTCCAACTGTAAATGATGTACTGATACCGCTCAGTGTTCAGGATCTTGTACACAGCCTGTTCAATCGCTTCCAGGTTCTCTGTGACTGTTCCGCTGATGCGATCATCATCAATCATCATCCGATACGTTTTGTTCGGATATACCTCAGTCGTCTTAATAGCCACAGCCCCAACAGGCCGGGCCGGGTCCACAGGTAAAAGGCTCATTTACTCACCCCCATTGACCGCTGATATTGGCGTGCATCCCATACCGAGATACCACCAGATATTGTTGCGCACCTGCTTGCCGGAGCAAGATCACGACTTCCCCCACGCTCAGCCCGTTTTGTACGGTGATTGTTTTCCTGCCCACATAGGCATGGTTATGGGATTCGTACTTGGCTTCCCCGCTACCCCCTGCCGCATTTTCCGTCTTGTGGTTGACAGAGATATCCACTTGATAATCCCGGACCATATCAGTGAGAATAAGGAAGTCAGAAGATATCACATCTTTACTGCTGATTCTCACAGATAACGGGGAAACACTTTCAACGGTCCCCAGGATATAGTCACAGGGCTTCATGTCTCCCACGTTCTGGGCGATCATCTCCTGCATAACTTGATAAAGTTTAGCGTTCATCGAATCACCTCTTAAAAATGGGACGTCTTAATAATTTTGGTTGGTTGCATCCCATCCATTTCCCAGTAATTACTCCCGTTCACCACCATGTCACGGCTGGAAGAATTGCCAACGTAACCGCCATTGCCATCGTAGATAACCACATGATCATCATCGTCATAGACAATTACGTCTCCTTCTTCGAGCTGGCTGGCGTTAAACGGTATCACGTTGTTCCCGGCATCACTTACCATCGTCGGGACTCTGGCCACACCATCCCTGCATTCCTGCGCCAGGAAGGGGCTGTAATAGCTTCCAACCTTCCCGACAGCTTCGGCACACCCTTCGGTGCCGTTCTCCATCGTTGCGCCCACCCAAGCGTCAGCCCCCTGGGTGAGTCCTTCATGAATCTGGTTCGTCTGACTGGAACCGGAAGAATACCCAGTTCCGAAGTCGCTACCGGAACCGAAAGCAGAACCAGAACCAGAGCCGGAAGAAGCAGTACCTGGATTGGCCCCGGAAGCATTTCCGGAAGAAGAATCAGATTTCCCATTAAGGAAGCTCCCGATTAGATCCAGATCCATCAAGTGGCAGTTGTTCGTGAATTTGTGCGTCACACTGTCCACGATCACTTGATATGCCTGCCCTTCCTTCTTCTCCTCCATATCGTCCTCGCCGATGTTCACATTCAGCCAGGCCATGGAGCCGCCCCGGATGCTCAAGTCACCAGCCTGGTCTTTCAACTTGAAAGTGCGCCGCACGTGGTTCTTCATTTCCAGCAGCTTGTTGGCCAGGGCCTGGGGCGCAATGGTCATACCGGACGGATTCAGGCTTTCGTAATACTGCAATACCCCCCACTGTTTCCGGGTGGGGGATTTTTGATAGTCGGCGTTATTGGCAGGGGCATATATGACCTGGTGGCCATTCTGACCACTGTCCAGATCCAGCTTGATCAAATTGGCAGTATCTTTGTCGATGGTCCCGGTATAGTCATAGCCCCCGGCAGTTTCGCCGTCAAAATAGAGATCTGTCTTGAGTTTGGAGATCTCTTTTAAAGTCAGCTTCCCGCAGTCGTCATAGATTACGTACATTTTGCCGGTCTGCATCAACGTGATATCCAGGGCTGTCTGGCACATATCCATGATTGTTTCGTCCGGATCTCTGTGCTTCGGAATTACATAGCCGGTATCGTCCAGATCACCGACTTTTAACTCAAAGTCTTCCGCCAGTTCTCGGATTACTTGGGTAGCCGTCCTGGCCACGTATTGAAACGTGTCTTTGTTCAGCAGATAGCGCATCTGATCATAGGCGGTGACGTTCCACAGATCATTCTTTGTTTTCTTCTTTTCGAAGATGAACCCATGGAAAAACTGCTTTCCTTTCCAGGTTACATCGATGGTGTCACCGTACCCCATTTTCAAGACTTCATCCCGGACGACCTTGAAAGTCATTTTCCCAGGGGCACCCTTTCGATGCAGTTCCAGCCGCAGATCATCTAGGACAGCAGGGACGAAGTATTCATCCGTCTTTTTAACGTGAACAACCATAGTCAGCCCCTCGGTGTTCCCACCGGAGTAGTTGACCACACTGTTCGTGTTGGGCTGTTGAGCTGATTCTGTCATAATTTCAGCACCTTCCCCGCCATGGATTGGAGCGGATTGGTAACCAGGTTACTCGTCAGCACAGACCGCCAGTTGACTTTCCCACCGGTCAGCATCTTTACGGCTTCATAGCAGGTCACGTTCTTGGTGACCTTGGCCAGGGACGGGATAGTCTTTCCGACTGTAGGCCGATTGTCCTGTACAACCAGCTTTTCATCTCCGTCCTTGTCCTTCTCTATCTTGGCTATCTTGGTCCCGAAATAGCGGTACTCTTTCAGCTTTAAAGGCACCACAACGTCCGTTCCTTCACTGTCAGCATCTTCCACGATACTGTAATCTTCCAGGGTAACTGTCATGTTGGTTGAAAACAAAACGTTGAATCCCACCATTCGACAGACGATGAACTGAAAAGGCTCCTTGGACGTTTTCAGCGTTTCGAACTGATTGAGAAAATACTCAGCTTTCTTATAGCCGAAAAAGTTATCGATTCCGGTCGCTCCAGCGATCAAAGAGTTAGCGAGCCCGCCCAAAAGGCTTGTATCATAGTCAGCCCACGGGTAACGGTTGTTGGGAAGCCTGGCATCGAACTCAACCTCAGACAGGCCAGGGGCTTTTATCAGGTTCGCCTCGCCCTCGTTGATCAGATTGATCACCCGGTTTTTCCCTTTGATTTTCAGTTCCATCCTGGCCGGTGGCACAGGTAATTGCACCATGCCCAGGTAAAAGTAGTAACTCATGCGTGCACCTTCCTTGCCCCTGCGGCCATGCTCTGAAGCAGTCCCTGGCTCAGTACATCAACTACCCCGTCAATGTCCATTTCATTGCTGATATTGTTGGTCATGCCGCCCATCTCGATAGTCACAGAGGCCGTTGTGTACTTGTTGATTGCTTCTCGTTCGGCAATCTCTCGCAGATACCGCAGATCTTCCTGGGCACTATCCAGGGCATCAGCAGTACGTTTTGCCGCATCGGCTCCTTTCCCGGTGTTCCCCGCAATGTTACCGGCCTGGTTTTCCAGTTTGCTCGGGTCGAAAGCAGGGGTGCCAACTTGCGGAACGGAGATCTGACCGATGCTTGCACCTTGTTCATATCCCCATTGGGCCGCACTGGTCAGATCGCTATACTCAACCGGGTTGGCAATCCTCCCGGCAATCTGCCTTGTTTGTACCGTCCAGTCAACATGACCAAAGCCCCCAGACTTCACCTTGTCTATGCCGGGGATTTTATTGATCATGTCGATGATGTTGTTGATGGCGGCGGCAACCAGCCCAACGATGCCGTTCCAGATATCCGCAAACAGGTTGTAAATAGCATCCAGGGGATTGTTCCACACGCTGGCGAAAAAGTTCGCAACGGATATGGCCATGTTGATGAAAAACACCAGGATATTACGGATGATTGCGAACGCCCAGGAAAACGCCCCCACAACAATCCCAGTCGCAGAAATAGACGTACCTGCGAAGTGGTTAAAGGCCGCTACGCCCAGATACAAAGCCCCGACGATCAGCACAATCACAGCCGGGATGATGAACAGGGGGCTGGCGAACATCGTAGCATTGAGCCCCATGAAAGCGGCTGTCAGTCCCTCGGTGGCCGCTGTCATGATGAAGATGGCCACGGTATCAGCCACGCTTGCGGCGGCGTGCATCCCTGTGGCAACAGCAGCCGCAATGGAACCGGAAGCCGCCCACAGTGCCTGGGCCGCAAAAATCCCCATGGCCGTAGCCGCCAGGATCAGCACAGCTCGTACAGCAAAAGAATGTTGTTGGATGAATCTGGAAGCCGCAGAAAAGGCACCTACGGCCATATTAATGCCCCTATTGATCAAATCGACAACGTAATAGACTACAGGGGCCACGCTCGTAATGGCCTGCTTGATACCACCCACGGCTGTCTTAATTGCAGGGCTGTTAGCAATTCTGGACAAATAAGAAATCACAGGACCGAACGCCCTCATAGCCGTGTTTTTGATTTCGGTCATGTGGTCAGCCCAGGTTTTGGGCATCCTTCCGAACCTTTCTTCGATTTCATCGGCATTGTCCAGGACAGCTTTCTTGATGATGTCAGCCGTGATTGCACCCTGGGTGGAAAGCTCTTTCAGTTCACCCCGGGTGATGCCCATGGTCTTGGCGATCATATCTTGCAGGATAGGGGCGTTTTCGGTTATAGATCTGAATTCGTCACCTTGGAGTCGCCCAGATGACAGGGCCTGTTGTAACTGTAGCAGGGCGAACTTCTGGTTTTCGGCAGATGCCCCGCCGATTACGAACAGCTTTTGCAGACCTTCCACGAATCCTATGGTTTCACGGGGATCCGGGAAGGCATCCCTGGCATTGACAGACAGACTGGCAACGGTGTCGGCCATAGTCATATATTCCCCACGGGCTTTCTGTGCGGATTCGAAAATCATGTTGTTCAGTGCAACCACGTTTTCCTGGCTCCCGGAGATCATCTGCAACCTGGCATTCGTCCCGGCTACATGGTCTGCCAGTTCCACAACTCCCATGATTTGGTTCTTGACCATATCCAGGGCACCCGTGGCCATGTTGGCCAGGAAACTTCCGGCGAAAACGTTCTTCAAAGCGGAAAACCTCCCCACCGCATAGTCAGCGGAATCAGATGCAGATTGGGTTGCTTTCCCAACGCTCTGCATCCTGTTGGCATAGTTTTCTGCCGCACTTGCAATTTTTGCGAACGTAGGGGAAACCCCGTCAATAAGTTCGATGGTGTCTGTTATTTTGGCCATTTTGTCCATCCTTTCTCCCTACTTGCTTTTCAGCTTTTGCATTTCAGCTTTCTTATTTTGCAGATACACGTCAACGAACGCATAGATCACTGCCTGTTCCCACTCGGGCAATTCGTAAAAGACATGGGGCAGAATGTGCAATTTGATAAACATCAAATAAAGCACATTAGCGTCCACGTCATTGCCCTTTAAGAGTTTTTTACCGCAGAAATCTTATCATCCATTTCCGTGCTGTAACCAGCCGCAGACTGGACAGCGTTTTCCAGGTCAACGATTTCGCCAGGGGTGAGCATAGCTTTCAGCAGGGCTTCGGAGCCAACCACGCCCCAGGAATCTTGCAGATCAGCATCATTCAGATCCGGGAACACAACAGATGCCAGCGTCATTTCCATTGCGGCTTCTTCCGCATTGGTTCTCTTTTCGGCGGCCCCGGTTACCTTGTTGGGGACGTTCTTGGTGTTTCGTTTGGTGATTGCCTTGATTTCATCATAACCCAGGACACGCAGTTCCCACATAACGGGATTGCCTTCTTCATCCTTGATTCGCTTGGAAGCAGGGAAAAACACAGATTTATTTTCTTCAACGGCGTCCCGATAGAACGCACGCATATTTTTTTCGTTAGCCATTTTTTATTCCTCCTTGGGAAAATCTATAAAGGAAAGGGCAGGGTTTCCCCTGCCCTTCAATCAAGCGTTCATGCCGTCCAGTTCGTTGAACTTCTGGGCAATCCGGAAGCCCTCGAACGTGAACTTGATAGAATCGGACAGCCAATCGCCGTCTACATCAAAGTTTGCAATCGTACCAGAGTCGATATTGCAGTTCTGCAAGATGATACTTCTTCTCCCAGCATCGGAAGTCGGGTCCTCATTGACTACCTGCATATCGAAGTAGGTATCGACGCCATTATCCACGAAGTTCTGGATCATCTCATCGAACAGGTTGGTGTTCTTATAGATTTCCAGCGTTCCGGAGCCTTTCGCAGAATAAGCCTTGTTACCTTTCTGTACCCGGCCCAGAATGGACACTTCTTTCTTTTCCTTTTCGATAGTCGCTTCCAGCTTCTTTGCCTGGAAAAGCAGGTATCTTTTTCCATTCACGGTGATATAAGCCGTGGCCAACTTGGCGTTGATTACGTCCTTGGCCAGCATAGTTTTAATCGCATCCGGCATCTATTTCACCCCCTTATGCCACTACCACGGTGGCGTACAGTTTCTTCATGCTGACCACCGGCTGTTCCTGGAACGTCCAAACTACGGAAGATTTGTCGTCCCCCTGCACGGGTTTCGCCAGGTCGCTTTCCACAAACCCGGTAATTGCCCCGACTTTCTGGTACTGTTCGAGGATATAACACCCATCGGCCCACAGGGCGTCCCGGCCATCGTCATTGTTCTGGGCTTTCCCCAGATACACCTTGTTGAACGCATGAGCCAGGTCGATTGCCGTGTTGTCCAGTACCCGGATGACCTGGTTCAGCGCAAAGTCACTGTTCTTCGTCTTGGTGAACTCGGAGAAAGAGTTGATGTCTTCCAGCACCCGTACGTCCCCAGTAACATCCCCATCAACAGGATCAGTCACAACGTGGAAGGTCAGCAGACCATCGTTGATGGCCTGTTTCAGTTCGTACTGCTTCAGTTGGGTTTTGACGGTAAACTCGCCATTGTAGATGGTGTTGGTCAGATCAGCATTGATGGCGCAGGACGCTTCCGCACCAGTCACCCAGTATGCCAGGGAACCCTTTTCCTTCCCGGAGTCGGTCACCTCGTTGGCCTTGTTGATGTTGATCACACCTTCGTAGTTCGGTTTGTCAGCACCGAACAGCACAACCTGGAACTTGCTACCTTCATCATCCCGGAGCCGCTTCACGAACGCCAGCAGAAGGGACTGCACCTCGGTGTCACTCCCGACATATCCCATTACGTTGAAGTAGTACGGTTCGATTAAATCAAGGTACTTTTGATAGTCTGCCGTGGTCACGGTTTCACCGTTAGTTCCCCCGGCCATCTTCATAGCTGCCGCCACTGCCAGTTCACCGGTTTTTTCGAAAACTACGTAGTCATTGTCCACCAGTTCAGCGGAAGTTTTTACGCTCTGCTTGTCCACGGTTTTCAGCACCCCGTCTGTGGTCAGATAGGTATAAACAACCTTGTTCCCGTCCGTATCGGGATCATCCTGCACCCCGATGGAAATGTCGTTTCCCCGGGTCCCGGCATATTTAGCAGTACCCAGAGTGCAGGTCGCTTTTGCGCCGCCCCCATTCAGCCGGTAGAAATAACCAGTTTTTAGGTTCAGAAACAGATCCCTCAACCCGGCCAACTTGTCGCTGCCATAATCATAGCCAAAAATCTTCTGGCATTCCGTCTGGAATTCGTCAGCTTCCACTCTGAAGATCTGGTCACTAGGGCCCCAGTCAAGTTCGAGTGCCATGGTCCCATAGCCCCGGTCGGCAATCTCAGCTTCGGCCCGAACTTTAGATACAAAATTAATGTACGTGCCCGGCAGCACTTTATTCTGAAACAGCCACGTACCTCCACCTAAAGCCATTGTTCATTCCTCCTTTATTCGTTAATGTCTTTGGTCACCACATGGGCCTGGGCTTCCTGGATCATCTGATCCACCTGGCTTTCGGTGTACATCACGCCGTCATCCAGGATTGCCCACAGCAGATTCACGTGCGGTGCATATTTCTTGGATGCCAGGATGGTCTGGGCATCCATTTTCTTTTCGTCAGTCACAGCCGCAGCCGTTCCCGTCTTTTCTTCGTCCATTTCCTTCATCCTTTCGCCTTGCCGGATACATCAAGATGTTCCATGACATCGCCAGCCGGTTTAATTCTCCGGGTGAACGTGGCATAGGTCACGAACACGTGCAACACCCCATCAGTGATGCGATAGTGCAGGTCGCTTCCTCGTACCTTTGTTCCATCTTCCAGGCTTATCAATTCCAGTTCGTACATAAGGGATTCGGCCAGGGCAATGACCTGTCCCCGAATATCATCGATTTCCCCTCTCTCGTTGAGGATCATCCACACATCGAAGGTGGCTTCCTGCTGATAGCGGTCACCGACGACCAACTTCACGCTGGCATCGTCCAACAGCTTGATGCGCCAGCACGGAAACTGTACCTTGTTCTTGATTTCGTCCACATAAACTGGATAAGCCCGGATGCTGTGCAGCTTCCGGGCCAGTTCATTGATTAATTCAGTTGTCACGATCATTTAAACAGCCCCTTTTCTACGGCACGCAGATTGCGCTTAATGACCTTCGGAGAAGCCTCCCGGACAGATTTCTGGGCTTTCTCTGTGATGTTCAGTCCATCCACCCAGGATGCAACCAGGCTTTTCCCCAGCAGAGGAACATACCGCCCCGGTCTCTGCCTATGCCCGTCATTCACGTAGGACGCATAAGAGGCGGAGTTGAAAACCTGCTGGCTGTACCCCAGGGCTTTCTTTTCTACCTCTCCCACATCCCACGACCTGCGCATATGCTCAGATTTTGAACGGTAAACCTTTCCTGTTTTCGGGTCCTTACGCACAATCTTCTTGCCCACCGGAGTGTTCTTCTTTGCCGTTCTCAGATACACCCCGGCAAGGGTGGCCACAGATTTTTCCATAGCCTGTTGTACTTCTCCATCCCCCAGTTTGAGGGCGTTCTCGTAGATTTTTTGGCAACCTTTTAGCGAAACTCTCACTTTGGCCATTAGTACACCTCTCGAACGGTTAGGATCACCTCCTGGTGGCTCCCATACGAGGCAGGTACAGAAGCCGCCTTATACCGCAGTGTCTTGCCCAGATGATTGACATCAATGTCAGCCCCCGGTGTCACTGCCACATCGGGAGATAAAAAGAGTTTCGTCGTTTGTTCCATCTTGGGAACACCATCATTTTCCGTTGCTGGGAAGCTGGAATAAGAAAGCCGACAGGGAACGGGATCTGTCTTGACCTCTTTTGTGGTCACGATTCCCGTATCCTTATCGGCTTCTGTTTCTTGCGTGATGATCACAGCGGTATCCTGGTAGAGATCTTCCAGGGCAGTTCTCACCACCGAAGGCGTCTGAAACATGTAAGATCACGCTCCTCGGTCCATACAGCGATAAGGGAATCCAGCCGTTCCTCCGGGGTGTTTCCGCCCAGTTGAACCTCGGTATCCCCCTCTTTGATAGACGTTGCCACAGATACCGATGCATCCCCCAATACAGCCGCTTTCCTGACTTGCAGGAATTTCCCGGCCACAACCTTGTCCACCTCTTCCGCCAGCTCCTGGGGCATCTCGTTTAAGTTGCAGAAATTCAGCACGTGCCGGACCTCAGCCTTGTAGAGGATATCCACCAGGGCGGCATCATCATCGGTGACTGTATAGCCTGTGGCCAAACTGATCAAAGACTTAATGTCATCGGTCATGGCCTAACCTCCTATTCCTTCTTGGCAGCGGTTTTCTTCGGTGCAGGGGCTTTCTCTGCGGCTTCTTCCTGGCCATAACCGGTAACTCGCTCGTATCCCTGCATTTCCAGCATTGCCGCCTGTTCCTCGCTTTCGACAAGCCGGAACACGTTCAGATTGCGCAGTGCGATCATACCCTCGCCCCCTTATGCGCCGATGTTCACGAAGCCAGAACCCAGCTGATTGTACGGAATCCACAGGTCATGGAATTTCCGGTAATCCAGCTTCCAGGCATCTGCGCCCTGGTTCACGTTAGGTTCGAAAATACGGATTTTGTCAGTCTTGGAAATTGCGATAGGAACGCTGGTCGGGATGATGATCCAGTTAATCAGCTTTGCAGTTTCAGCAGGGGCAAAACCGCCAGCTTCCTGGCCACTGGTAGTACCGTCTTTAATAACGTATTCCGTCTTCATTCTGGCACTGGGCACGGGCAGGATGGGCAATTCGTTGTAGATCTTCACCCGGGTTTCAATCTTCCCCACAGTGAAATTACCCACATCGATGTGCTTTTCAATGCCGTCTGCATTATCCAGGATAGTGCGGATTTTCGGGGACATGATAATAACCAGGCCCTGGTTTTCACCGATAATATCTTCGACTTCATCAATTTCTGCATCCAGCTCAGCCAGGATGGTGGCAGCAGTCGGGGTGAAAGCATCCTTCACCTGCCCGGCACCTTTCAGCAGTGCGGCGATCTTGGAGTAACGATAAGCGTCTACTTCGGGGATAACGCTGTCACGCTGGAATTTCCCCATCACGTTGCCAGCAGATGCGATGAAGTTAGATTCGTTCACGTCCATAGCATCCAGATGGAAAGTACGGCCCCGGTCCTGGGTCATCTTGTAATCTCTGTATTTCAGAGTCACAGCACCCTGCACGAAGCCTTTGTCACGGTCGTAATTGGCCAGGCCGCTGGTGCTGATTTCAGGCATCTTGACGGTATCGCCACCGTTGTAGACAACCTTCCCGGCATTGGCTTCCATCCAGCCGGAGGTGGCCCCTACCTGCATTTGTTCGTCCAGTTTCGTCTGGAAGATTTTCGTCATTTCAAGCGTGTTAATAGGCATTTAATACTCCTTTCTTACAGGCCGAGGGCGGCACCAAACTCTTTGGCAATACTTGCTTCGTCCCCGGTTCCAGCATCGTCTTTCCCACCAGGGTTTCCAGGTTCAATGCCCCCGGCTTTGACGGTGCCATCTTCGAACATATAAGCATCAGATTCTTTCAGTGCCTTGATCTGTTCATCCAGGCCACTGACGGTCCCGTCCTCGTTGATTTTCAGCTTTCCACCATCAAGCAAGGCACGGGCTGCTTTCGGGTTACGGGCTTTTGCAGTAGTCAGCGCCATTTCGATGGCGGAATCCAGCTTGAACTGGTTCATGCTGTCCTGGTACTGCTTTTCCCGCTCTTTTGCGGCTTTCTTCATCTCGTCGATTTGAGCGGCCAGGGCTTCGTTGTCCTTGTTGGATTTTCTCAGCCCATCCACTTCCTTGACCATGGCTTCCTTTTCGGCCTTTGCCGCTTTCAGTTCTTCCAGCTTCGTGTTGAACTGGGCTTTGCTGACATAATTCTTGCCATAGTCCTCGACAATCCGGTCGGCCACATCATCCGGAATCCCCAATGCTTTCAGTTCTTCTTTGGTCATTTTCGTTGTCCTTTCTTCTCGCTTCGCTTGATTTTCGCCAGCCACACCTGGCATTTGCAGTCCCGTTCTTTTTCGCCTGCGGTACTGGAAAGGCATGAAAAAAGCAGGTTCCAAGAACCTGCTCTACAAACCTGCATTCATTTTTCAGTCGCTCTTTGTTGGTTTTACGTACTTTTCTACCCACTTTTGATAGGTCAGATTTCCAGGAACAAATACCGTCTTGCCGGTTCCATTTTTCCTTGCCGCTCTGGTTCCCTTTTCTTCCTCATCTGTCACCCCATCGATGTATGGAACCGTGGTAGACCTGCAATAGCAATGGAACGGGGGCATGGTCACACCAGGCTTTGCCCCCTTCTTGTCAAAAACCTTTCCGTCCATGTGGCGGCAGATTTCAGTCGTACGGTTGTCCAGGGTTGCCACGATTTCGTATTTATCAACCCCCAGTCGGTCATAGGTATCCAGCATAGCCGATTCCTGTACATAGGCCGTTTCTGTTTCCACCAGGCGTTCCGCATTGTGGTACGACACGTTGAACTGCTTGGAAATCCTTTCAGCCATTGGCCCTGTGCCTTCTTTCAGTAGCAACGACCTCGAAATTTCGTTTCTGAGCGTGTTTACCAGCTTGTCCTTATTCTCCCATATCCTGGAAGAAAAATCCTTTCCATCAGCCGCCCAGCGTGTATTGATGGCCTTTTCAATCTGGGTTTCCGGAACCGCTGAGAAGGTTTCGAATTTCCCCCTCATCCGCTGAATCTCATACGCAGCACGGTAGTTGGAATCTTCGTACACATCCATCAAAGTATCACTGATGTTAAATTCCTGTGCCTTCGCTACCCTCTCGCAGTACATCTGCGTTTTAATCAGCAGTTCCTGGGCCTTTGTCAGCCTGGCCCGGATGGACGCCTGGTCCAACATCTTTTGAACCTCTTTTGAAAGCCCCTCCTGTTTGGCCAGCTTCCGATATTCACGGAGATCCATCTTAAAGGCTTTCAGCTCCCTTGCGTTGAGAATCTTCTGGGCATCAGCATAACTGATGCCGTTCTCGTCCGCATATCTCTGATACCACGATTCAACCTCTTTCAAGCACTTCTGCAAGGCTTCCTCATAGACCTTTTTCAAATCTGCCTTGCAAACATCGGCCTTTTGCATCTCAAGGGCTTTCATTCGCTCGAAACGTTTCTCCCAGTAACTCATGATCATTCACCCTGGGGCGGTTTATCCTGGCCAGGTGGTGCGGCATAGTCACCGCCCATCAAGTCGTCCATAGCTTCTTGTTTTTCCTTCTTCAACCGTTCCAGCTCCTGCTGGGTATCCTCTGTCCACGGGTGGTTGGCTACAATGGTTTCGTTGCTGATAATACCCACGGAGTTACGGCAGTTGTTAATCGTTTCGCTCTCGTTGGTCAGCATATCCCGATTGAAGACGAAGGTGACATCGGAAGTAGGGGCCACACCTTTGATAGTCTGCAGGTAGGTGTTTACGAACCACATCAGCCTCCGCAAAGAAGCCTTGAACTGGACCTCCATCTGGTTGGCATCCAGATCAATATCACTGTAGGCCGCCTGGATATTCATCTTGTTTGCATCCCCAGAGGTGAATCTTTCGTCCTTTGCATCAAACCCTCGGCCATTTTCGATAATTGCCCTTTTGAGTAGTTTCTGAATCAGTTCGAAATTCTGGGGATTCACCTCGATGTGCAGGGCTTCTACGCCACCGTTTTGGCCATCATCCCTCCGAATCTTGATAGCACCATAGGCCATCAGATTTCGCCGGAAGTCGCTCAGCTTCTCGCCGTCGTAATTGTACAGCACCAGGATGGTACTGCGAATATCCTCGCTGGTTGTATCAGCGAACCAGCTCGTCAGCTGATTTAACGCATCCTGCAAGCATTTCACCTTACAGATCAGCGGCTGTTCGTGCCGGTCCCGTTTGAATGCTATCAAGGGCACCCTTGACCAGTTCATAGGCTGGCCCTCGACGGTCATATATGCCGCATCGGTTTTGTCATTATCCGGAAGTAACTTGTCGTTGTCGAATACGAAATACCGCACCCCGTTAGTCGTGTAGTATTCGCACTTAATTACTGTATCCGGGGTCCTCCCCCGGTAAACGGTCACAGGATATACGTAAAGGGCGGCATCGAGTTGTTTATGCTCATCGTCTCTCCAAAAGGCCAGAACCCGGTCACCACGTAGCATCCGAACTCTCAACTGCCCTTCCGTATCAATGTAAACGAACTGCCAGGAAATCCCGCAGTTCAAAGCATTTTCGCCGGTGGCCTGGAGTGTTTCGGCGTATTCATCGTCGAAAATCTTATCCAGCTCGGCGGTGTATCGGTCATCCTGTCCTTCGGTTTTTAATTCGACAGGTTTCCCCAGCAGATAGTTACATTTCTGGTCCACCAGGATGCCGTACTGGTTGTCCATGATCTTGAAATTCGGCAGATTGTGGACAGGCACCCTGCCCCCATCCGGCCCGATCATCATTCGCTCTTTCCTCTCGATATCCTGCCGGTCACCGTAGTAGGCCATGCCCGTGAGCATATCAGCCCGTTTCTTGCTGGTCAGCCATCGGCGCAGCTCCTCTTCGAGAAATTCCACTTCGTTCATGCCGCTCTGGGATCCCTGCTTGATAAGCCCGTCCCAGAAAGCATTGATTGTCCCCATTAAAAACACTCTATCACCTCAATCGAAAGAAAAACCATCGTCCCGGACAGCATCCATGATTGCATATCTCATGGCATCCATCAGATGGTTATTGTAGTCAACCGGCTTGTTGATGAGCTGGTCTGTCTGCTTGTCACGGTCCCAACAGTAGGTGGAAATCTCCATCAAGAAATTCACACACCGGGGATGGACGATAATATGATAATCCTGTATCCTCTGGATACCGTTGTTAATGCTGTCCTTGCCCTTCCGGCTCGGGTGAATCCTGTACAGCCCTGCTTCCAGCAGTTCGGCAATGCTCTTTGGCTCGGCAGAATCTGCGATAATCCTTTCCTTGGCGTACCCCATGCCCATGATTTTCTCGGCAATTCTGGCGTTGGTCAGCCCTCGTTCGTACATCTCATCGAACACATAGATACAGCGGCTTCCCTTGTCTACCAGCCCGCAGAACAAGGCTGTAGGGTCGTTTGTATAGCCGAAGTCCAGTCCAAATGCGGATTTAACGCCAGGACGTTTCCGAACCTCATCGATATTGAAAACCTGTTCCTCGTAACTGTCATACACCAGCCCATCAACCACGCCCCAGTCACCCAGGCCAGCCACACGGTAACGCCGTGGATTCTTCTTCATCTGCTCGAACAACGCATGGTCGGACTCGGACAGGAACTCGTTCATCATGTAGTTGGTCGTGATTGCCAGGACGTTCGGGTCCTTCACATCGAAAAACCGTTTCTTGATCCAGCACTTGTCAGACCACGGGTTGAACGTCAACGTCAGCTGGGTAAAAAGCCCCGGGGGAAGCTGACCACGGATTGATTCATCCAGCCTGTCGAACGCTTCCTCGCTGGTCACCTCGTAGGCTTCTTCTAGCCACAGCCAACACAACACGCCTTTGGGAACACTGATTGACGTAATCTTCAACGGGTCGTCCAGACCCACGAAAAGGATCCTCTGCCCTGTTGGAATGTAAACCAGCTCCAAGGGGCTTTTGGTAACCTTCCAGTATTTTTCGACTCTCAGCCGTCTAATGGCCCAGCACAGATCTGAAAAGCAACTGTTTTGAAGAGTCCTGTATACCTTCCGTACCACCAGCAGATTGGCGTCTGGATACTTCATCAGATTGTAAATGTACCATATAGCCGCAGTCTTGCTTTTCTTACTGGCCCGGCTGCCTTTCACGATCCTGTACCTTCCACAGAACCGCCAGAACTCCCCGTAATGGCCTCCCACTACTTCGGGAAGGCGAACTATCGTATTCATGGCTGTATTTCATCCTCCCCCGTAATAATCACTGGGCCATCACTGGAGCTTTCCACCTTGTTCGGATCATCGCTCTGCCCCAGGTAGTTCTTGCCCAGGAAAATGGCCATAGCGGCAGACCTCTGGGACAGTTGCCATTGAGTTCGGCGCAGAGAAATTTTCCCGATTCCCCTTTTTATCTTGAAAACTTCGGAAAATTTCAATCCATACGTTTTCTGGCACCATTTCGCCAGCGTTTTATCCGTTACATCAAAAAAGCCGCAGATTTCTTCTTCTGTGGCTTGCATTCCGCACAACTTCTCAAATGTTTTTTTGTCTATTGGTTTTTCCGGCCTCCCTGCTGGCATGGCTTCACCCCCCTTTTCCGTCTTATTTTTTCCACTTCTCGTTTAGTATCTTCGGCACGCAGTTTTCCCACCTAACCTGGTGATGAATTCTTGCATGAGTCGAATTCAGCCCGGCAATCTTGACACATGACGGGGACATCATAACGCTGTAAAAGCTCTTTACATACGTTCCTGCATCCAGGTACTGTTCAGTCATGCCGCCCTTGTTCTTCTGCGTCGTCTTTTGAGTGATTGAAAAGTTTCGAAAGCTGAATAACAGCTTCCCCCTTTGCCCCAATACCGTGTAAGTGTTTACGTCCTCGTTCACCCGTCCCAGAAAATCAAACCGCCTTGTCACATCACAGAAAAAGGTGTTCATAGCTTTCCGCATGATCGGCTTCTTCCAGTTCCCGCTTTTCAACCCGCCGATGAAGTCCCCACCCTGGGCCATGGCTACAGTCAAGATCCGGCTGTCAGAATCGAGCATCTGCAAAAAGGAACAACTTCCTCGATTTTCTTTTCTATAATCTTGTCAGCTATGTTTTTCATTTCGCACCCCTTTTTCAGACACGAAAAAAGGCACTTTCACAGACCTAGAAAGTGCCTTTTCCCTATGAAGTTGTACGTTAGGAGTGATGAACATGGAACAGATTGTCCCTGCCTTCACGATTACTAGTATAGCACCGAAACTGCGGCTATAGTGGGTGTAATTCGGTCATTTTACAGTAAAAAGACGGTAATAAAACAGAAATTCAGTTTTATTTTAAGTTATCCACATTTCCGCATAGTTATCCACATTCACAAAATTGGGGCTGTCAGCTAACCGGCAACCCAGTTGGGAAGAATTTCAAATTGGTTTGAGATGGTCCGGCTTCCGCATAGACCATCCTCGACATCTTACTGATTGCTCTGTGTGCCTTATCCCTGCATGTTTTCTCGTTGCACCCGGCTCCAATGGCAACAGCTTCCCATTTCTTTCCGTAGATGAATCTGTCCTTTACGATTTGAGCTTCCGTCCCTGTCAGTGCTTCCAGGCAGTTATCCAGGATCCTGAGCTGGCTTTCGAGCTGCTTTACTTGCATCAGCTTTACTTCGTAGCGATGCTCTCTTTCATCTTTCCGAAAAACGTACATTTCTTCTTGGCTGGGCTTGTCCCATCCTCCTCCACCGGCATCATATCCGAACTTGGTCGTTTTTGGAACGGGCTCCAATGAGATTTCCATTCTCATATTGTTCAAGACCTCTTTCTGGTTTTCGATGAACACCTTCCATTCGACATAGTGCTGAAGCTGGTGCTTCAGATCCAGTTCGTATGAATTGTAATAGATTCCCATTGGATCCCCTCCGTTTTTTAATCTTTCTTGCCGTACATGTACTCTTTTAACAGCCTCGTGTACTCCATGGCCTTGTTCAGATCTTCTTCTTTGTTCTTTTCCAGGTACCGATACAGATACTTGAAAATGTTTCCCTCGTAGTAGGATTTCGGGTCAGCAACGAATTTCTCGATGAAGTCCTTGCACTCCATCCCCCGGAAATTGTAATGACCAGGGTGGTGAATCATATCTTGTTGAACCGCTTCATGCTGTTGTTTTTCTTCCGTCTCAATTGCCTTATTAAGTTTGTATTCTAATTCTTCAAGGTTCCAATAGGGGACCGGCGTCTTCCCTAACTTTTCCATGATGCATATAGCGCCATTGTTAAATTCACATTCCGTACAAGGGTCGAATTTTTCGCAATGCTTCTTGATCGCTCTAAGCCCATCCATGATTTTCAACGCTTCGTTTTTATCCATTTTCCCTTGCTCTCCTTTCAGCTTCCCTTTCAGCACGATTAAGCTCTTTCGCCTTTTCGGTAGCGAACATTCTCATACCGAACCTTGCCGGATACGTCTGTGTTTTTCCCGTGGCGTATACATATCGTTGTAGCACCCATACAACGTCCCGCTTCACGACTTTCCAGACTGAATGTGCTTTCATGGCTCTACTCCTTCATTCGTTACTTTCCCTGTCCCACCGGGCATCTCCAAAAAGGATTTTCCCGGAATCCACGGCACGTTTTTCGCAATCAATTTCCATGCTTTCTGCATCATCCTTTTTCTGGTATTTCTGTTCCTGTATTCCCGACAATACCCTTTGAATGGGCGAAATTTTGAATACAGTTTTTTGTGCTTTTTTACAAGCTGACGTATCGCTTTTACATCGCTCTTGGCTCTCAGACTCCACTCAGCGTTCCATTTTTTCCATGCTCTCATTGTTCCTCCTCGGCGTTCCTTTCAGCCGCTTCTGCTTGTGCATCAAATTCATTGTCGTAACAAACTGAGATTTCCGGGAAACCATCCTCGCACTGTCTCAGCACGAGGAAAACACCATCCTCGTCTAAAACCTCGCTCACATCCACAGCAATCCACGGCCATTTCTTTTTACTCATGATGTTTTCTCCTTTCTCAGCCTAATGCCATGCTCTTCACACGCAGCCTTTAACGTCCTCATTCTCCCAGATACATTGCCATACATAGTAAAAACCCACGCCCGTTTCTTCATGACCATCCTGTATTCCTTCCAGAATCTAGTTAATCCCCGGGGACGTGCGGCGGACAGTGCTCTTTTGTGCGCCTTGAAACCCTGGCGTATTTCTCGCAAGTCCTTTAAGCTGTTTTCAGCCGGTGGCCGTTTAAATCGGAAGCGGCCCCACTTCTTCCATGCTTTCATTTTCCCAGGCTCCTCCTCTTTGCCCTTCTCCGCAGGGTTTGCAGTTCATCATAATCAATCCATCCTGCATGGCCCCACTTCAAACTCTTGGCCACCCACTGCAACTCGATGGTGGGATATTTCCACTGAAACAGCTTTCGTTTCAGCTGGGCATCCTCCATGGCCCAGCCTTTTACGTCCACTGCAACCCTTTTCCCGTCCCGGATGTAGTCGAAATCCAGGATGTAGTTGATTGCCCTCTGACGTTTCCCCTGCATCGTCGTGATTGCCGGGATTAACTCATATCGGGGGTGGCATCTCAAATCAGAGATGACCCCTGTCTTTTCTTGGTAGCGAAGAAATATGTAATAGTCCGCTTCAGTCTTGGAATCAAAAAGGATTCCGCCGACAGTTACTTTCTTTGCCTGCATCTCAATCCCCCATCTTTTGAAAGGCCCTCAAACAATGCCACGAGCAGAAGTCCGCACTTCCTTTCTTCTGCTTGTTGTAAGTTTTGTACGTCCACGTATCCATGGCGTGTACGTAAAATGTTTTGCCACAGACCGGACAGGTTCTCGATTTAAGGAAGCCTTCAATTTCAACGTTATATTTTGAACTCATGAATTCACACCCTCCTGTTCCAGCTTTTCGTTACCCTTCTCAGTGTTCACCGTCTCCGCCTCGGTTGATCAGGATACACGCCAGGATCATGACTGAAATAACACCTCCGACCACAGCGGAAATGATAAAATCTCTCATAATATCGCCCCTCAGAACGGAATTTCTTCATCGAACTGGCTCGTCACATCCTGCCCCATGCTTTCAAAGCCGCCCCCTGCCACAGAATTTGGCGTATGAGCGTCTTTTTCTTTCCGCTCAATAAATTCCACTCTGTCGGCTACAACTTCGCTCACAGTCCGATTTTGGCCTTGCTTGTCCTGGTATTTGCGAATCTGTAACCGGCCTTCGACCAGAAGCCTTTGCCCCTTGCTGACGTTGTTCCCGACCACCTCCGCGGTTTTGTTCCACGTCTGAATGTTGATGAAGTCGGCTTCCCGCTTTCCGTCCTTCCCGGCAAACGGTCTGTCAACCGCCAGGGTAAACGTGCATACCGTTTTCCCGCTGGTGGTGACTTTCACATCCGGATCCTTCACTAAACGTCCCATTAAGATGATTCTATTCATTCTTCATTCTCCTTCCCACAGCGGGAGCTATTTCCAAAATGGATACAGCTCCCGAACTTGTTACATCCTATCTTTGGCTTTCCTCTGGTCCTCATCTTTCCGGGCCATTGCTTCCTTGTACGGGTCCGGCCATTCCCGGCCATCGTTCAGACGCCAGAGATGGAGACAGTTCTTTGCGAGGTTCACGTATTCTGACTTCTTCGGATGGAACTCGATTGCTTCTTCCTCCGGCAGGAAAAACATATCCTTGATTTCGCACATCTCGTCCCAGGTGGCAATCTTGTTCGGTTTGTCAAGAGGGGTCACGGAAACATGATCCCAGCCGCCACCGTCCGTAGCGATCACTTGAAACCGCCGTCCGCTCTTGAAAGTCCGTACCAGGAACACTCCGTTTCCCTTTGGATCACAGCCGAAAAATGAGATGCTGATTAGAACCGCGTTCGGCAGCCGGTATTTATCTAGCTCATGCAGGTCTCTCATTGTCTTTGTCCCCTTCTTTTATCTCATTCTGTTTATCAGTCTCCGGATAGTTCATGACTTCCTCAATGGCAGCCTGTACAAATTTACAAGCTGGTTCATCAAGATGATGGTCTCCGGACCAATGGTGCCAGTCTTTCAGGCTCCTGCCGACGCCTTCATTGATGAGCCATTCAAGGGTTTCAAAGTCTTTGAAATCGTCCAGGTTAAACTCGCCTTGATCCCATATTTGGTCCCTGATGTACTCATTGATAAGGTCCTCTGCATCAACCTTGAAGTTCTCTTCCCGGATTAAATTGATGTATGCCAGCTTGTCTTGATAGCGGTAGTCCTCACGGGTTCCGTAGGTATAGTCCCGGAATGAGTCACGGATCTGTTGCCGAAATTCATCGCTCACTACAGACTTAGGCGTAATCATTACTTTCACGTCCCTAGGGAAATACAAAACCTTGCTTTTCATGTTTCTGCCTCCTTCATTCGTTCTCGATGGTAACAAGCATCACCGCTTCTTCTTCCTTATTGGTACATGCAACAATTTCAAGAATTTCTCGGTTCTTGATTTCTTCGATGGAATCCCACGTCATAGCCGCCGGATCACCATTGAGCATGGTTTCTCCATCCCGCGTCTGAACTTCAATGTTCGTATCCACAATCAGTGGAAACAGCTTCTTGAACTTCATTTTTCCCTCTTTCTCTTTTCATCACGGTTCAGAGTCATGGCATGTTCTTCCGCAAGCACCCTGTTGGGAAACGCTCCAGAATCATATTCATCAACGAGCATGATGAACTTGTGGGGCCTGATCACTCTGTAATCTCCATCGCCAACTTTTTTCACCTTCCACGACAAGATTTTGTGTTCGATTTCCTGTTCCATCATTTCACATCCATCCTTTCGATTTTTCGAAATCTGCAATGTCGCAGAAATTTTGGATACACTCCATCAAATTTTTTCGATTGACACCCAGATGATTTTGTCGTACCTAGGCTTCGGACCAACTCTTGACCTTACCCTTCCTGTCGCACTTGAAAGCCATACACTCGGTGATTCCATGTTTATAGGGAGCGATTGTAAGGCTAGTCATATCGAAAAGGTAATGTTTCCCATCCAGCACCAGGATTGCCCTGGCGTAAGGGGATTCATCACGAACTCCAATCTGAAAATCAAGAATCACGGCTCTCCGCATTGCAATCACCCTCCTTGATCCTGTTCGCCCATCGAATCCACTTCGGGCTGATCGTAGCGTTTTCAACGCATTGATACAGATCATCCGCCCCGTTCTCGGTTAAAACTTCCAGGCACATCAACACGTCGCAGAACTCTTCGTTCAAATCCGAAAGAGCTTGTTCGTAGTCTACGGGGGTTGGATTCCCATTCCACCCTGCCGCACGGATTAACTTTAGTGCGGCCTGGCTCATTTCGTTCAATTCTTCACTGAGCTGTTCCAGCCCCGTGCGGGGATCTATATGCCCCATTACATAGGCTTTTCTTTGAGCGATCTTCGCTATTCTTTCCTTGTCCATCTTCAACCTCTTTCTTGATCTTCATTGCCCGGTCAAGCACCCTTTCCAGCCGGGTCTTTCCGAATCCAAACTCCCTGTGCAATGCTTCCAGGATCAGCGCCTTTTCCGCCACCGCTCCCTGGTATTGAATTTCGTCGCTGTAGTTGATAAGCCATTCCCGGAATAGCGGAACGGGAAGTTCTTTGATTTTCTTCAGGTCTTGCCTGCTGACTCCGGGGATCCATTTCCCGTTCATTTCCGTTTCTCCAGTTCCTTGATTACTTCCCTCTGATTAATCAGCAGGGCATCCTGCTCGTTGACTCTCGTACATAAATCCTCGATTACATCCCGTGAGCTGTCTAACGCTTCCCGCAGGTGATGATTTTCCTCGTCCAGGATGTTTGACGTCTGCTGGTATTTCGTGGCCATCTTTTCCAGATCTCGATTCTGTCTTTCCAACCGTTCGTTCTTATCCTCCAACCGGCTGATATCTCTCATAAGCTCACGATTTTCATGTATCACATCTTCCAACGTCCTCATATCTCATTCTCCTATCTTCCGCCCACCAACAACGCATATATGGCCATGATATCCATCAGCAGGATCCCGCTTAAAAACACAACGACAATCGCAATCATCAGCAGTTCCCATACCCATTTCCGCATCATTACTCCATCCTCCAGTCTCGTCCCCGCAGGGGAATGCTCACAGTCATGGCCATGATCCTAGACGCAATCCGCTCGCCAGTTACTCTGTCACCGTTCCCAGCGATATGATCGGCCAATTCATCCAGGCTGTAATTGCTGGTGAATATGGTCTGCTTGCAATTCGTATATCGGTAGTTGACCAGCCCCATGAGCTGTTCTGCTACCCACGCTGTAGCCCGTTCTGCACCGATATCATCCAGGATTAGTAAATCCGCATCCTTGGCAATCTTTGCCGGGTCCTCTTGGCTCTCATCCCGGATTGCGTCCCGGAATTTGGCCAGCAGATCTGGGACGAACACGAACATGGTCGGGATCCCGTCCTGCAATCTCTCCCTGGCTATCAAAGAGGCCAGCATGGTTTTTCCCGTACCCTTTGGGCCAGTGATATAAAGACCACGATCAGTGCTTCCACTCGCCACAGCCTTTCCGGCATCCCGTGCGGCTTTTTCATCCATGGAATCTGCATGAAAGTCTTCCCATGTTTTTCCAGCCAGGTACAGCGGCAGACAGCTGTTCTTCATCAGCCGGTCGATTTTCTCCTGTTTCCGTCTGGCTTCTTCCACCCGGCACATCCGCATAACCCTGTGGGGCTTCCCGTTGGATTGTACGATGAGCGGATAAAAGCCTCTGGTGGGCTGCCCGCAGTGTACCCCATCGCATTCCCGGCAGGGTGCCTGTTCATCCTTCACCTGTTCCTCGACCGTCTTGGATGCCCAGTTCTTCGAAGACACGTTGGCGTTTGCGTTCTGCAGCTTCGTCATAACCCCCGGGCAGTGGACTTTGAGGAAGTCCAGCGTTTCGTTGCTGATTTCCATTCCCATTCCGTACACCTCTCTTTTTATTTGCCAGGATACTGGCCACGTATTGAATTGATGTTCCACGATAACCGGAAGCCTTTTGAATCGCTTCCATAACATCCATGGTTCCGTAGGTTTCGATGAGATCGAGAAGATTTTCCCGTTCGGTTAGATTGGGTATTGGGTGAATCTTGCATTCGAATTCGTGGATAACATCTTTGGTCTGATCGCCTATATATATACTCTTACTCTTATAATCTTTACTCTTACTCTTATGTATGCGGAAAGTAGAAGGTACATTTTTTTCCTTTCTTTCCCCGCTTTCAGCAAAAGAACGGAAAGCAGAAGATACATTTTTTTCCTTTCTCATTTCCGTATTTGGATTAGAACGGAAAGTAGAAGGTACATTTTTTTCCTTTCTTTCCGATAAGAGATGAAGAGTATAGACAGCAGACCGAAGCCCTTTCCGTGTCTGGAAAGAAATCAATCCTTCGTTTTTCAGTCTTTCCCTGGCGTTGCGAATCGTCCGCTCATCCATCTGCCCGCACTTGATGCTGAGCAAGCTCAAAGAAGCATTGAACTCTGTTCTCCTGCCCAGTGAGTTGCTGATACGCATCAAGGCGAACCATAGGGCGATTGAAGAAGGTGGCAGTTCGTGATACGTCAGCCACGCATCAAAAGCGTTCAATTCGCTTATGTAACTGAATGTTTCCATCTGCCACCGCCTTGTTTATCCAATCAACTTCATGTTTTCAATAGCCTTTTGACTTCCTGCTTCATCATCGAAAAGCACTTCCTGGGCACGCTTACCGGTAACGTACAGTTCGGCTTCTTTCAGCACCTTCCGCAATTTCCGCTCCGTAGAGTCAGAAAGATATGCCCCCAGGGGCGCATCTTTTGGCCGGGTCCCGACGTTTGGCGTGCTGATAGAAACATCAGCATCGAGCCACGGAACGTAGATCGTGCCCTTGATTACAGCGTTGAAATTTCCGTCCTCTGTGTGCTTAAATGAACAGCCCAGGATGTTGGTTCTTTCGTCTGCCTTGTCTCCATCACTGATGGAAATTCCAATGATCCCCATCAGATCTGGGGCCAGGGAACACATTGCCTGGATGAATTCGGGGCGTGGTGCCTCGTTTGAGGACACCACGTATTCGGTCACTTTTCCGTCATTTGCTTCGATGTAGGACACCTTTACATCGGTGTTCCCTTTCATCTTCACATCTTTAATCTCGATCATGCTTGAGCCTCCACTTCTTCCAGCTTATGTTTGAGTGTGTTGTACGTACGCCAATATGTTGTCATATCCATTTCTGCGACTGATTTTATTTTGTAATGGGTCAGCATATCCTGGATCTTTTTCCCGTTCTTCTCGCAGAGGATTTCCAAATCGTTTGCCATCTTTTGGTTGGGATGTTGAGGCGGCTGTGGCTTTTCTGGCTTGTAATCAAACTCGTTCTCGCTTGCATAGCTTTCCGACTGCCGCTCATATTTTGTTCTGTAGGTTCCCCGGTATACGGAAGCTGCAACCCCTATCATCTTGGCGGCGGTCCCCAGAGCATCGGTGGTAGCCATCTTGTATGCCTCATCGTTCCCGTGAATACCGTTCTTGTCCTTGACAATAAGGAAGTCGCCTCCACTTCCAGGGATGGGGGCCGACCATCCGTCCGGCCCCTTGATATACAGATTTAAGAAAACGAAAATCATCAGTTCCCCGGTGGCAGGTACAGGAACCTGGATGGTGTTGGTGATCTCGAATTTCCAGCCCTCACCGCAAAGGCCGAAGACTTCGGTCATTGCCTCATAGCGCCATTGTGGGTTAATGTCGCTTTTTCCTTTCAGCTTTCCGGCTTGAATTTTCTTCGTCGCATCCGTTGGAACTTCTGAAAGGCTCATATATCGTTGATCCATTTGTACGCCTCCTTAACGAATGGACAGGTTGTTACGTTCAACCAACTTGGCTCCGGGAACTTCTTCTCCGGCTTTCAACGCCATCTTGATTCCGGCCTTATCGACTTTCGGATCCTGTACAATCAGATAGGATGCAGGAATCTTTCCGGCATCCATGATTTCAACAGCCTGGGATTTCCGATAGGATGCCTTGAAGTCTGCACATTCGAATTTATTGCCGGCCAGGACCATGTTCATATAGTCAGTGAGCTGTTCGGCCTTGTTCTCCTTGGCCTTCCGTCTTTCAGCCAGGGAAATTTCCCGTTCCCGGATGGCCTTTGCATCAGCTTTCAAGTCAAGAATCCATTTGCCGATGTTAGTCAGTTTTTCATCACGATCCATTTGCAGGGCATCCAGGGCCGCCGCATCAATGACTTCCCCGGTTTCGGTGTCCACTACCATGTCCCCGTCCTTCACGCAACGGAGAATCTGTTCGTTGATTTCGTACAAAGTGCTCATTGTTCATCCTCCTCAGAACCATGCAGTTCCTTGTAGTTGGCGGCGAAAATCACGCTGTCCATATCCACCTTTTTCCGTCTGAACCCGTCCATCACAGCGGAAATCGTGTTGGCTTCTCCCATGTTTGAAACCATATCCTGGATAAGTGCGGAAAGACAGGCGAGAATATCCGACGGGAACCCCATCATCTGGCATCCCACATGCTCATCGTCAGCAAAAGCAGAGAAACCAGAAATTTTATTTTTCTCCATAACAAGGGAGATGTCTTTCAGAAGCTCGCTTACTGTTTTCATTTTTCGTCCTCCTTTTCCATCATCTTGAAAGCCTTCACCAGTCTGGCGGCCCCTTTCAGTTGTTCTGTCAGCGCCACAATCCGCTTATCACGGTCACTGATTTCCTTTTGCAGGTTTTCCACCTGCTTCCGAAGGTCATAGCACTCGTTGGAGTAGTGTCGATTGGTTGCCCTATCGTCAACCAGGAAACGGTATTCGTTCAGCGTGATAGTTACGAGCAGTTCGCCATCGGCTTTGAAATCCCTCAGCATACTGCTGTAGTCGTCCATTTTCTTTTCCAGGATCTGATTCCGAACCTGTTCAGTGTTTTCCATTTTCATCCCTCCGTGCTATAATGGAGGTGGAGTCACTTATTGAAAAATCTCCACCCAATCCCCACACTGCGATGTGGGGATTATTTTTTTACCCGAATCATCAGCACCTTACCGGGCTGTAGTGCGCCCGGGTCGGTCACGTCGTTATCCGTCCTCGCCCTGTCAATCACCTCCCTGATATCTTCGCTTGTTTCCAGTTTTGAGCATATATCCCATAGGGATTGCCCAGGAAGCACCACACGGGAATAGCAAGTGTACTGTTTCGGACGCTGAATCTCGTTGACAGCAGACACAGCATGACCGGCCAGGGTGATTGCTGACAGGGCAATCACAAGTGCGGCCGCTTTAGATCTCCAGTTCATTGTTTTCACCCCCTTTCAAGATTTCGGCCATAGCCTGGGAACCCAGCTGACCAACTTTGAACATCAACGCCATAAGGCGTTCGTTCTTTTCCTTTTCCAGTTTCAATTCCCTTTTCAGCCTGGCCACCTCATGCGGAAGAAGGGAATCGCCAGGCATCTTCGCCAGTTCTACGACTTCCCTTTTTGAAAATCGAACCCCAGGGAGATTGACCAGCTGATGGAGTTTCCCGGAATCTCTCATGTCATAGACAGCCTGGGGAGTACATCCGTAGTAGTCGGCTACGTTCCTGGTTGTCCATATCTCCCGGTCGAATTCCTCTTGCTTCATCCCTTCACCCCCTTCAGTATTCCTTTTCCGGTTTGACTATGCCCATGCTCCTGGCGTATCTATCCAGGAATTTCTGGGCATCCGCTCTTTTTACTTCCCACCGGGATCCTGCAATCGGGTGCCAGGCAAATTTGTGTCGCTCCTGGTAGCAGGCTCGGTATTTTTTGATCCCATTCACCCATCTGTATCTAACTTCAAGATAGTAATCACAGATGGTTTGTAAAAGATATCTTCTCATCTTCTGCACCTTTACAAATTAAAGCTACTTTTCAATGATTTCCGCCGGGGATACGTCCAGGGCGGCGGCTAGTTTCTTGACTGTTAACATGCTAGCGTTTCGGCGTTTTGCTTTCAGCGAATAAATAGTTGCTTCTGTTAAATGGGCTTTTCTCCCCAACTCTGAATTAGTCCAGAACTTTTTTAGCCGTAGTTCGTCAACTTTTTCCATGTTCACACTAAAAGTATTTCCCATGATTCACACCCTCCTACAAATTAAATTGGTATTTATGGCTGAAAAAAAAGTTCATCAACCTTCATACCGGAATCCTTGGAAATTTTCCGCATGTTCTTGGCGGACGGAGTAATATCACCCCGTTCCCACGCAGACCAGGTTTGCTGGCCTACTCCGTATCTTTCGCCCATCTCCTGTTGGGTATGGTCCCCACGGAATTTAATTAGATTTTCTCGCAT